AGGTGCTGGCCAACGCCTGGGGTTCGGGGAAGACGCTGCGGGTATTCGAGTGGATTTACGTTCCGACCAGCGAAGGCCATCCGCATGTGCTGACGCCGGAACTGTTTGCTCAGGTGCTGCCGTTCGCTGGAGCCGTGCTGCCGTCGCCGCCGATCCGCGACGCGCCGCTGGGCGGCATGGTTTTCTACGGGATGTGGAGCAAGGGCCAATGAACCCAGGAAGGTTTACTGCGCGGCTGCGCGCCAAGGTGCCGGAATGGATCGCTGAAGGCCGCACCATCGAGGATATAGCCACAGCTGTGGGCATCACTCCCGGCAGCTTGCGCTCGGCGTGCAGCCGCCACCGCATCAGGCTTGGACGGGTAGTCAACCTGCGCATCTCCGAGCGCGCCTATACGGCGTTGCGGCAGCAGGCGGCGCAGATGGACATGGATGAGGACCGGCTGGCGCGGCGCATCTTGGAGACGGTTGTGTATAACGACCTGTTCAAGGCGCTGGAACTGACATGAGGCAGCACACCTGGGCGAAGCTCATGTTCGGGCTCTGGCTGCTGGCGTTATTGCTGGCAATCGTGGTGGTGATCTACGGGATCAGCTATACTCGATGAGTCTTCCATGCACGCTCTGATATTCGGTAGGGCGCGTCATGTTTGGGATGAGATCACCTATGCCCGCAGTCTCGGCGAGTTCGGCTGCATCATCGCAGTCGGCCGCGCCGGGGCCGACTATCCCGGCTTCATCGATCACTGGGTGTCGTTTCATGCCGAGCTGTTCGAGAAGTGGACCGAGACCCGCCGCGCTCGGCATTTCCCGCTGTCGCCGATCATGTACTGGACCGCGATAGCTTCAGGCCGGGTGCGCGCTGCCTATTGCAATGGCTTGCGCGTCAACGAGATCAAGTGCGAGGGCGGCTCGTCGGGCCTGATCGCAGTCAAGGTGGCGCGGCAGCTTGGCTGTGACCGCATCGTGCTCGCCGGTATCCCGATGACCGCCGAAGCCGGGCATTACGATGATCACGATTTGTGGGCTGAAGCTGAAGTCCATCGCAAGGTCTGGGAGCAGCAGCTGGATGAGCTGCGCCCGCTAGTGCGCAGCTGCTCGGGCTGGACGCAGGAGCGTTTCGGTCAGCCGACGCAGCAATGGCTGGCAACAACGGAGTAGCTATCATGTCATGGTGGAAGCGCATCGCGCAGCAGGCGGGGAATACCCAGTTCCGCAGCTCCTGGCCGAAGGCTGCATGTTTCGCCCTGGGCGCGCAAGGCTTCAAGGGGACGACCTATGTAGCCAGGATCAGCACCAAGACCGGAGGCCACACCGCCCCTGGGCATAATCACCAGAAGGCCCTGGTCAACCCGGTGACGGTGCACAAGACGGCTTACGGGACGCAAGGCTCATATGGCAGGCAGATTTATTTGCAAGGCGGCGTGGTCTGAAGCCTTGTAGCCGCGCCCACTGATGCTCAACAAGTCCGAGATCATCAAGCTGCTGCAGCGCGAGGAAGCTATCCTGCGCGTTGCCTATATGCGCTTCGTCAAGCGGGCGCGCTCGCCGGTGGTGCTGGCGCAGCTGACGCGCGCCATCCGCGCCCACCGCACCATCGACGCGTTGTCGATCATCGACGGCTATATCCAGGAGTTCGCCGATCAGTTGCCCAGAGCATTCGTCCGCATCGCGCATGAGGAGATGGTGCGGATCAAGCGGCTGCTCACCCACACGCAGCTCATGCGGCTTACGGCCAAGCGCTTAGATAAAGCCTTCGACCCCAATGAGCTGCGCAACCTGCGTGGTGAGTGGACTTCTGGTGGCGAAACTTCGTATCGCTTTTTTCACGGCACCTCGCACGAAGCCTTACAATTTATTAAAACTGAAGGACTCATCCCAAGAGGTGGTGGTAGAGGTTTCGGCTTCGACTTCGAGTTCTTGCAGAGTATGCGGCGACACGGTCTATCAGAGGAGAGAATTGCTGAAGATACAAAGTCTCTGATGCGACAAGACCTGAATATTGGTGGTCGTAATTCTTCAGTTTACATCACTCCCAATCAGGAGTTCGCTCATTCTATAGCCGAAAGCTCCAGAGCGGCTGGGAGGACTCCTGTTTTGTTGCGTGTGCGTATCCCAGAAGCGGAAGTCGCAACCAAATTGACAGCTAGCGCGCTCCCTGGTCTATCGCGTATGGAGTATCTTTTCGCTGGCGCGATCCCTCCACATTGGATTGACGTGCTTGAAAAGGGTGTTTGGGCGGCATTGGCCAAGGCGAAGCTAGGCGATGTTGTCGTCTATGTAATCATGCTGATCAAGAATCCAATTCAAAAGCAGGATGAGCTATCAATCGATCTCTCGTTCGATCCCGACGACGAGGAAGCCGCGAACTTGATGGAGCGCTCGCAGCTGGAGTTCGTCAAGGACTTCACCGCCAAGCAGCGGCGCGCCGTCAAGGCAGCCTTGGTGCAGGCGCAGAAGGACGGTCTCGGCGAAGCCGAGACGGCGCGGAGCATCCGCGACAGCATCGGCTTGACCGAGACACAGTGGAATGCGGTCAACAACTACCGCGACCTGCTTGCCGAGGGCAGCAGCCAAGCGCTGGCGCGAACATTGCGTGACAGGCGCTTCGACAACACCGTGCAGAACGCGGTCGATCGCGGCGACATCCTGATGGACGACCAGATCGATCGTATGACCGACCGCTACACCGACCGGATGCTTGACTACCGGGCGCGCAACATCGCCCGCACCGAATCGCACCGGGTGATGTCGGCGGCGCGTTACCACGCATGGCAGCAGACGGCCGACCAGCTGGGCCTCGGCGGTGATCAGGTGCAGCGAACCTGGAATACCAACATCGACGGCCGCGAGCGTGATACCCATCATGAGATGAACGGGCAGACCGTCTCCGGCGACGATCCCTACGTGTCGCCGTCCGGCGCCCGCCTGCAATATCCCGGCGATCCTGCCGCACCGGCAGCCGAGGTCATAGGCTGCCGCTGCGCCGAAACCTATGACTTTGCCCAACCCGATACCGAAGCAGCCGATACCGAAGACGCAGAAGCAGAAGCAGCGTGAGACGTTGGCAAGTTTGGTGGAGGAGTGTAGCTATGAGTGACGTTGCTGAGATGCAGATGCCGCGTTACCAGTGCCACAAGAAAGTCTGGGCACTGAAGATCAGGAAGGTGGACTTTGATGATTCGGAGATCGTTGGCTCCGGGATTATCACGCCAGATGAGCCCGGATACTTGCCATTCAAGGTGTCGTTGGAATACATGAACCAGCACCGGCCGCAGGCTGGCGGTTACTACGTCGTCTATGAGGATGGCTACAAGTCATTCTCCCCCGCTAAGGCTTTTGAGGAAGGCTATACACGCATCTAGCATGAAGAGAAGTTTCCACCGCAGACGACGAAGAAGCAGCAGCATGAGGAGTACGGCTATGAGCAAGTCGATCGTCATAAGTTCCGGTCATGGCAAGTACGTGCGTGGTGCCAGCGGCTATCTCGACGAAGTTGACGAGGCCCGGCGCGTGGTCAACCGCGTCGCCGAACTGCTGAACGAAGCTGGAGTGCTGGCGCGGACCTATCATGACGACACTTCCAAGTCGCAGAGCGAGAATCTGGATCGCATCGTGGACAAGCACAACAGCTACAGCCGCGATCTTGACATCAGCGTGCATTTCAACGCTTACGAGACCACTTCCAAGCCGATGGGTGTGGAAGTGCTCTACGTCACTCAGGAAGCGCTGGCCAGCTCGCTGTCGGCGGCGATGGCGGCGGCTGAAGGGTTGCCCAACCGCGGCGGCAAGTACCGCGGCGATCTGGCGTTCCTGAACGGCACCTCGGAACCGGCGATCCTGATCGAGACCTGTTTCGTGGACAGCAGCGCCGATTCCACAGCCTACGAGGATACGTTCGAAGCGCTGTGCCGGACCATCGCTGAGACGGTCGGCGAGGTCTCGATCGGAGCGCCGCCCGATCGTCCTCCGGTCGAGCCTCCGCAACGGCCGCCTGTCGAGCCACCAAACCCGCCTGGGGTTGGCGAGGTAGCGAAGCGGCCAATGCTCAGTCACGGCGCGCGCGGCGAGCTGGTCAGGCAGGTACAGCTTTGTCTGAGCGTCGAGCCGGTGGACGGCCTGTTCGGTGATGATACTGAGGCTGCGGTCAAGCACTACCAGAATTCCGAGCACTTGGATGATGACGGCGTTGTCGGCCCCGACACCTGGACGGCGCTGGAGCAGGATTATGAGCTGCCGCCGTATCGCTCGCCCAACATGCTGACGGCGGTGCAGCAGCAGCAGGTCGCCGAGCTTGCCGCCGAGTCGGACATTGCCGACTACAACTGGGACGACCGCGGCGAAGCTCCCAGCGGCTATATCAAGGGCATGGCGCTGGCCTATGGCGAGGCGTACTTGCGCTACCGGCGCCACGATCCGGTCTTCCTGGCGCTGGGAACGGCTGCCGGTGACGATGAGATCGACGCGCTGGCGTGGTATCACGATGAGTTCGCTGCGATGGGCATGGACAATTCCCGGAACAGCGTCGATACGATGCGGCATTTGTACGTGCTGCTGACCGGCCTGGGCATGCGCGAAAGCTCCGGGCAGCACTGCGAAGGCCGCGACACGAGCGCCGACAATGTGTCGAGCGACACCGCTGAAGCCGGTCTGTTCCAGACCAGCTGGAACGCCAAGGCTGGTTCGCCGACCTTGTTCCAGGCTGTCTACGAGCGCTACTACGCCGATTCCACCATCGGCTATCTCGATGTGTTCGAACAGGGGGTGTCATGTTCGTCGTCGTCGTGGGGCTGCTACGGCAGTGGCGAAGGCTATATGTTCCAGTTCATGTGCAAGAACCAGCCGACCTTTGCGGTCGAGACTGCAGCAGCAACATTGCGGCGGCTGCGGCAGCACTATGGACCGATCAACCGCAAGGAGGCCGAGCTGCGCGCCGACGCCGACCATCTGTATCAGGAGATCGAAGCCTTGCTGGAGCCGCGGGTGGCTTAGATGCGGCAGCTGCTCGACGCCATCAACGGTTACAAACTGGTCGCGACCGGCATCGCACTTGCCGTGACCATCCTCGGCTGGGCGATTAGCGTCGAAGTCCGCATCCGCGACGCTAGCAACGACATCGAGCGGATCGCCAAGGCGTCGGTGGTGCTGCGGCAGCGCGGCTTGATCAACACCGACAAGATCGAGGATCAGAACCGGCAGCTTGGTGTGCTCGACGAGAAGGTCCGCCAGCTTGAGCAGCATCCGTGAATGAGCACCAAAGCCAAGCCGAGCAAATATGACGCCTACCTCAAGGCCGCGGATGACGAGCCGTTGTTCATTCTGCTGGCCCGCGACCCGCTGGCTCCGATCCTGGTCAGCCTGTGGGCGGCGTTGCGTGAGAAGGAAGGCGAAGGCGCTGATAAGATCGCCGAAGCCCGCCATTGTGCGGTGGAGATGATGCGCTGGCGTCGCGGCCAGCGGCAGCAATCCACGGAATGATCCGTGTGTCCGTGAGCGGCGGGTCCGCTTACCTCTTTGCGTAGGAGCACCTTGACCTCGCTGTCTTCGGGACACCCCGAGACACTATGATCCGTTGAGGAGCCCGGTCTTCTGACCCACTCAGGAGGCCGGGCATTTTGTTAACGGCACGTTGACGCTAGACATTGTTCCCAGCCATGACTTGCTTTAAGGGGGTTTTGGTCCATCGCTCGCCGAGCCGCGACTCCACGGCGGCTGCGGTAGCGTCTCTGGGCCTCGGGTGGTGGGTGAGGTGTGGGGTTCCTCCCTGGAGTTGTCTCTCTCCTTCTCGTTGTGTGTGCAGCCACTCACCCACCATTCCTTTTCAGAGTTAGTTAGTTGAATGAATGGCACCGCTGGTGGAGCATCTGGCTCCGGTCCTGGGGCAACTGGTGGCAGTGGCAGCACGCCTAGCGCAGCCAATATCCAGGGCTCGCTGCATATCGGCAGGTACCTTGGCGGCGACGATGACGAGCAGCGCCGGAAGAAGAAGCGCAAGCTCAAGAAAGCTGATGCCAAAAGTCTCTATATTCATCGCCCCGTCGTCAACTCCGATCAGATCATTGCTTGGGCAAAAGCGAATGGCTTTGCTACAACTCTTCCCGCCGATGACCTGCATGTTACGCAGCTCTACTCGAAGAAGCCGCTTGATTGGGATGCGGTTGGTCAACCCGCTATTTCGAATGTTGGCGTTCCTCCTTCGCAGTTGCAATTTAATGGCGCTCGTTCAATTACCCAGTTTAATGAGGCCACGGTCTTGCGCTTTGAGTCCGATGTACTCGCCAACCGTTGGCGTTCTCTGCTCGCTCTCGGGGCTTCCTCCGACTACCCCGAGTATCACCCGCACATAACGATTTCCTACAATGCCCCGCCTGAAGCAGCTCTTCGCGAACCGTATCGCGGACCCATCGTGCTCGGCCCCGAGGTCTATGCCGAGATTGCGGCCGACGGCTTCGATCCCAGCAGCGTCGTCGAGAAAGCCAACCGCGCCGGGGACCTGCCTGAACTTACCAATCATGGGAGCAACAAGGTCGCTGACGGCAGCATTACTTTCAGCTGGCTCAGCTCCACCGGCCGCGGCATCACTCATACAATGCCGCTACTGTCGCCCAAGGAGATCGTCGATCTGGTCAAGCAGCGCATGGCGCGGTTCAAGCAAGCCGGGCCGCATTCCCGCGAGAGCGACTCGTCGCGCTGTCAACGCAAGTACATTGCCGCCCATCCTGGTGTAGTTCTGCACAAGGCGTGGGACCTGGGTGACAAGGATGTCCGCGCCGAGATGGCGGAGATGTTCAATCCGGATTCTCACCATGGCACTTCCGACCCGGCATGGCTGCAAGACAATACCAAGCCTTCGGGGACGGTGATTGGCGACGACGGCACCGCGCTTGGTGTAGTTCCGGCTGGGAATGTGGGGCGCGACGCCTTGGTGCAGCAGGATTACAAGGACCAGATAGATTGGGCCAGTCAGATGATGGAAAAGATCGGTGCGCGTCATAGCAAGTCTGACGTGAAGATGATTCAGGACATGCACGACAATGCCGTGCATCTTGGCGCCAGCTGCAACGGCCACAAGAACAGCAGCGACGGCGGCGACGATAATGTGGAGCAGTTCAAGATCGCCAAAGTTGATGAGTCGCTGGGCCTCGTCTTTGGCTATGCGATCATCTGCAAGGTCAACGGTCAGGACTACTATGACCTCAACATCGACCCCAACGGCAACCGGACGCCTGAGCATATCCCCGAGAATACGATGCTGAAGGCGGCTGCTGACTTCATGCAGAACTCGCGCGCCGGGAACGAGATGCACAGCGGCTCGGAGCAGGGCACCTATGTGTTCGCGATGCCGTGGACTACCGACATCGCCAAGGCATTCGGCGTCAGCGCGCCGAAGGTTACCGGGCTGATGGTTTGTTACAAGCCGCCGAAGAGCGTCCTCGCCAAGTTCCTCGACGGCACCTACACCGGCTTCTCCATCGAGGGCGGCCGGGTTGCAGTGCAGGAATTTGATTGATGACTGCATTGCTGCGGCTGATCCGCAAGATACGCATCGCTCGCGCCGCGTTGGCGAAGCTGCGCAGCGGAGAGAATGTCGGCGCCCAGCGCCAGCGAGCACGGCCTGCGGGTCCGGCGGGTCCGCGAGGGCTGCGAGCTGGCCGTGGGCAGCGACGGGTGCAGCGCCGCCGGATGCAGTTCAAGCATCGTCAATTCCGTACTCGGCAAAAGGGGCGAAGCAGCCGCACGGCGCGCAATCCCATGATCGGCGCATTCCGTCCTGGAATTTAGGAGCTAACAAATGGCTCGGCGCATTCTCAAGGAAATCCGTCTCGATCGCATCGCCGCCGTCGATCGCCCGTGTCAGGAAGGCGCGGTGGTCACCATTCTCAAGCGCGCCGCCGACGAGGCCGATGAAGCTTTCGCCAAGCGCATCGCCGACTTGGGCAAGAACCTGTTGCTGGCCAAAGCCGGAATGGGCATGCTCGGATCGCTGACATTGCGCAAGGTGTGGTCCAACGGCGACCGCAAAGCTTCGGCTGATGATCGTCACCGGCATCACTTCGGTGCCGCGCATGCCCATTTCCGCGTTTTGCAGCCGGGAGGTGAAAGTGGGCGAGGTCCGCGTGAGGATCGCCGCGGAGCCATGAAGCATCTGCTGGCGATGCGCCACCATCATGAAGCTGCGTCTCACTTCGATCTTGCGAGCAAGCATTACGGCCTCGGTGATACCGAAAAGGGCGATCAGCATTTCCGCCAAGGTGCGAACGCGGGCGGCAAAGCTACAGAGGTCGAGCACTCGATGCGGAAGTCGAGTCCCATAGTCGAAGATCGTGGAAGGCGGCTGCTGCCTCCCGACGAGGAGATGATTGATGCGGCGGAGCCGATCGAGGAGCATACCCAGCAGGTCAAGAACAAGAAGGTCAGGAAAGCCAGCCGCGGTGGTGGTGGCCGCAGCGAAGGCCGCCGCCGCATCAGCGCGCGCACCGAGCGCCGCGGTGAGCACCTGGGACCGCAGCGCCCGAAGTCGCGGTTCAAGCGCCCGCGCCGGTCCTTGCGCCGGGGTGACAAAGGCGCTCGCCGTCATGACCGCATTCGCGCCAGGGACGTGCAGATGGCACGCACCGGCCCGCGGCAGCTTCCCGGCAGCGAGCGCAAGCTGATGCTGCGGACTGCCAGGCTGCGGCAGGGGCAGCATCTTTATGGTAAGCGCGAGCGGCGGGAATTGCAGAAGGACACGCCCGGCAGGATCGCTGCGCTGATCGCCAAGTCGTCGATCATCATGTCGGTATTGCCGGACGACGTGCTGAGCGAGCACATCAACAAGGTGCTCGGCGGCACCGCGGCTGACTATATCAAAGATTTTGTCAATTCGGCCAACCCGAAGTTTGCAGGCAAGTCAAAACAAGAGCGCATTCGCATGGCTCTTGGCGCTTTCTATGGCAAGCAATGACGGCTTGCGCCGAAAGGCTGTGTTCCTGCTACTGCTCGCTGCTGCGGTCGTTGTCGTAGCTGCCAGTGTCGTGCTGCTGGGTCTTATCGTCACCGGCTATCAGATTCACATCACCGGGCATGAGCTTCATCTCACTCCGCCCAACCACGATTAGCCATTCTTTGAGCCAAGAGTGAACGCTGTCCACCACGATATAGCTTCTGCTCTGGTGAAGTTCGACGCGGATTTCGTCGAGCTGCTGAAGCGCGAGGACTTTGCTGAAGTTTTGGTTAAGGCGTGGTCGGATACAGCGCGCGAAGCCGCTGCCGAAGCAAGGCGTCATGGTGAGTCTGCCAGCAATATGCGCAGCAAGCTGTCAAACGATCCTGGGACTAGAGCTAAACAACTAGCGGTGATCCGCGCGCATGAAGGCGCGTCGCAGGCATTCCAGCATTCATCCGACATGCACCAAAGCCGGATTGGTCTTGGTGGTGTAGTTGGGGGCGCTGCTGCTGGATACGGCCTTGGCCGTGTGGGAGCTACTGCTGGTATGGTGCTTGGCGGACCTCTTGGAGCAGTGATTGGCGGCGCCGCTACGATCGGGGCTGGAACAGCTATCGGCTCTGGCATTCACATGCTGCGGGCAAGTTGGGCACACGATAGAGCCAAGCGGCTCGGTGATCAGGCTGACAAGCTGCATAACGACAGCGGTTTCTAGGAAATTCTCATTCTTCTCGTTTCGCGCTGGTGAGGCTCGAAGCGGGAAGATCATCCAAACTCGGCCTCACCAGTTCAGAAGGAGTATAGCCATGCCGCAAAATGCGCAGCATGAGGAGGTACTCGGCAAGCTGGAGAAGGACGTTGACGACGTGCTCAAGCGGCTTGATGAGGTCCTTAAACTGCACGCTGCTCCCGGCGCTCCCCACGCCGACGACGAAGGTGTGACCGGGTCCGGCAAGGACAACACTGACGGACATCAGCGTGATGAGAAGAAGCACGACCAGCAGCCGAAGAAGGACAAGCACCTGCATAGGTTCGGCAAGGGTGCTGACGACGACATGGACAAGCTGCTCGCCGACATGGAGAAGCTGTTGGTGAAAGCGTCGAAGAAGAACGACAGCACCGACAACAGCGATGACGGTAACGACGACGGCGACGGTAACGACGACGGCGATGGTAGCGACGATGGTGACGACGGCGATGGTTTCGATTCGCCGAGCGACACTTCCGGGAAGAAGACCAAGAAAAGCTTTGAGGACGACGAGACCATCGTCATCGAGGGCCAGCGCATCGCCAAGTCCGATGTTGGCGATGCTCAGTTCGCCATCTTCAAGTCGGTGAGCGATCGCCTGACCAAGGCCGAGACTGATCTGACCAAGGCCAGGGAGGAAGCCCAGTTCGAGCGGCTGAAGAAGCGAGCCGACAGCGATTTCTCGCATTTGCCCGGCACTGCCGACGACCGCGCCACCATGCTCAAGCGCATCGGTGGGATGCCGAAGTCGGAGCAGGCGCTGTTCGAGAAGATGCTGATCAACGCCGAGAAGATGGCGAAGTCGGCTTTCAACTCGGTCGGCTTCGGCGGCGGCGGCAGCGAGGAAATGCGCAAGAGCAGCGCCACCTTCGAGGGCCTGATTGCTCAGATCAAGAAGCGCGACAGCTGCTCGCAGACCGAGGCCATGTCCAAGGCTCGACGCGAGGACCCGGACGGGTTCGATGCCTATCAGTCCACTACTACGGGCGTCACGCGAGTGAGCAACGGTCACTAACCGTCGTCATCGCGCCTCAGCCTCCCAGCCGAGGCGCCTCAAACTGGAGCTTAATCAATGTCGGTAGCTATGATTGGGATCGGCAACTGGTCAGTGCCCGCTGGCGCGGACTTGACTGGGAAGCTGTTCTTCTGCGCGACGCTGGATAGCAGCGGCAACATCATCGTGCAGACCACGGCCAACGCGGCTGTCGCGGGGGTCATCACCGAAGAAGGATCGAATCTGACGGGTCTGCCCGCGTCGATCCAGACCGATGGCATCGCCAAGGTTATCGCTGGCGCCACCATCACTCCGGGCCAGCAGGTCGCGGTCAACGCCAGTGGACAGGTCGTGCCCTTTGCCACTGGCGTCGCAGTCGGCCTCGCTCTGAACGGCGGAGTGTCCGGCAACATCATCTCGATCAAGATTTTCTGAGATCGGGAACAGATAGGAGCATTCAGCTATGCCAGTTCAAGGCGAAGCCAACATTCAAGGCGTACTGCACGTAGATCGTTACCTCACCACCTATTCGGTGAATTATGTGCAGGACCGGAGGGTGTTCGTGGCGCAGCGCGCCGCGAGCGTCGTCCCGGTCATGAAACAGACCGACGAGTACGTGATCTATGATCGCGGTTACTTCTGGCGGGACGAGGCGCAACCTCGGCCGCTCGGCGGTCGCCCGGTGCAAGTCGGCTACAAGGTCGGTGCCGACACCTACAGTGCGACTGAGTACGCGCTGGAGCATGTGGTTGACGACCGGCAGCGGGCCAACGTCGATGACCCGATCCGCCTCGACGAGAACGCCACGGTGTTGCTCACCCAGAAGCACATGATCAAGCAGGATCGCGTGTGGGTGACCAGCTTCTTCAAGCCGGGGGTGTGGACGACCAGCGTGGTCGGGATCGATTCGACTCCGGTCCCCGGCACCTCCATCCTGAAATGGAACGACACCAACTCGACGCCGATCGAGGACATCGACTACTACAAGGACATAGTCAACCAGTCCACGGGCTTCATGCCCAATGTCCTGGTGCTCGGTGCGGGCGTCAAGCGGGTGCTGCGTTCACATCCCGACATCGCCGACCGCATCAAGTACACGCAGACCGGCATCGCCGACGAGGACGTGCTCGCCAAACTGTTTGAAATCGGCAGCGTCGTCGTCGCCCGTTCGGTCTACAACAGCGCCGCGGAAGGTGCGACAAACGCCTTCACCTACATCGTCGATCAGAAGTCGGCGTGGCTGGGCTACATCGAGCCGAATCCCGGCCTCGACAGCCCGACTGCCATCGCCAATTTCGCCTGGGTCGGGCTGATCCCCGGCGTCGCCAATACCATCGGTGGCGTGATCGAGCGTGGCCGCGACGACCGCGCCCATTCCGACTACTTCCAGGGCCGCATGGCCTGGGCGCTGAAGCTGGTGTCAGCCGACCTTGGCTGCTTCTTCCTCAACGCCATCAACTGACGGTACCGTCATGGCATTGAACATCGGCTCCTACTACGGGGTCTCACGCGAGACCGTGAACACCGTCAACGGTCTGGCGAGGCGTGTTCGTCTCAACATCGACGCGACTATAGCCAAGGATGTATTCGGCGGTCTCTACACCATCAACCGCTGGAACGCGGCTGCTATCGACAAGGTAGCCGCTGCGGTCGCCAGCCGCGACGGCAAGTCGAGCAAAATCTTCGCGGTCGTCGGCGGCATCAGTGCCGGGCATTTTCACGCTCTCAATCGCGAGAAGGTGGCGTCGCTGGTCGCCTTGGAGAAGCGCGTCACCGCTCTTGGCTACTAAGCGGCGAAGCAGGGAAGCTTAAACAAATGACCGAAAAGGCATTTCTTAGAGAGAAGTTCGACCCGGAACGGGAGTTTGTCGTCGCGCGACGGTTCCTGTTCAACGGCATCACTCTCGCTCCGGGCGAAGTTTTCAACAAGAGCCTGGTCGTGCCGCGGAAGTTGCGGCTGTTGTACGATCAGCGCTACGTCCGCATGACTGCAGCAAAGCCTGGTGAGCCAGCATCGAAGCCACAAGGCCGCGAGCGCCGTAGGCTGCGTGAGAGCGCCGGAGCGGCCTGATGCCTTCGCTGATCGCCAGCGGCAAGCTGCGCAAGCTGATAGCGCAAGGTTTCCATGGCCAGCTCTCGCAAGGCGTGTTGCGCCGGGCCAGTAACTACACGATGGATGAGTTCGGCGATACCCAATACGACGGTTTCGTCGATTACCCGTTCGAGGGCATCCGCGATAGTTTCGACGCCAAGTACCGGGCGCAGGCCCTGATCCCGGAGACTGATGTCAAGCTGCTGATCCTGCTCGGCTCGGTCAAGCCAGCGTCGGCCAATCTGCTGCCGATCCAGACCGATCAGGTCTTCATCGCCGCGCCGTTCAACGTCTGGCATCAGGTCCGCGAGATACTGGAGATCGACCCGGCTGGAGCTTCGGCGACTTTGCAGGTGTATCAGATACCGCTGACGGATGTGATCTCATGAAAGAGAGTTTGGTGCTGCCGCCTCCGGATTACGACCTGAACAGGATGCCGTTCATGCGGCAGCAAGGCGAGCAGAAGCATGTTACCGAATCCTACGTGTCATGCCCTCCTGCGCTGGTGATCCAGGACCTCGACGGCAACCTGTGGACGCTCGGCTTTGATCAGGGCGGCTGGCACACCGGAGAGTTCGAGTTCGACGTAGTGCGCAACGCCTGCAGGACTGGGGAGTTCGCGTGCCGCATTGAATTCCGCAACGGCAAAGTGAAGATTTTTGGCAGGGATGGTTGGCGCTCCTGGGATCGAAACCGGAAGTGCTTCATCTGAGCCAAGGTGCCTTGTACTCGCCCTTGGGCAAGGCTGCTTAAAAACCGGAGCCCCTAATGGCACGAGAGTTCAACGTCTCAGCAGGCGGCATTGCCGTCCTTGGCGCAACTACGCTTATCTCAATCAATCCGACCGCAGCACCGAACTTCAACCTGGAATTTCTGCGCTTCTGGGTATCGCAGTCGGCCAACGCGACCTCGGCGCAGCAACGCATCGAAATCGCGGAAAAGGCGTCGATCTTCCCGACCCTGACCACCATTACTCCCAGCAAGCAGAAGCGCGCCGATCCCAACGTATCGATCATTATTGGCGGCACCGCTGGCGCCATCGGCACTGCGGGCATCAACGCTACGGTGGAAGGAGCCGGGGCACTGGCCGTTCTTTGGGACGATGCCTTCAACGTTCTCAACGGTTGGCTGCATGTGCCGACGCCTCCGGAGACTTTCGTGTTCCCCGCAGGCAACGGCAAGAGTATGGGACTGTACTTCCCGGCGGCTCCCGCCACCCTGTCCGGTTGGGCGTTCGGCACGGTATTCCGCGAGGTGTAAGACCGCTGGTAAACTGACGCGGTTTGGTGCTACCATTTCGGAGGGCGGGGTAGTCCTCGCCCTCGAATACAAAAGAAACAAACAAATGCAGGGAAAAGCACATGGATACCGACCGCGCGAACCCGATGGTCGAGTTCGAGACGTTGTTCGGTTCCCGCTTGGCGCAGCGGGCACCAACCATGAGGGCGGTAGCCGCCAAACTATTCGAGAGCGCCAAGGCCGCCAACATTGTCGAGAGCGGATGCCTTCGTGAACCGGGGAACTGGGTCGGCGACGGCCAGTCCACAATCGTGCTTGGCTGGATCAATTCCAAGCTTGGCGGCACGTTCGTTTCGGTGGACAACGATGCGCTGGCGGTGTCGGTGGCAACCGCCACCGTGCCGCGCGCCACGGTGACCCAGGGCGACAGCATCGCCTTCCTCTACAAGCACGATCAGCCGATCCACCTGCTGTACCTCGACAGCGATCCCGCCCCCGGCGACTTCGATCGTTCTGCTCATCATCATCTGTACGAGTTGGGCGCGGCACGGCACTGCCTCAGCTCCGGGGCATTGGTGCTGGTCGATGACTCTTGGCTTGTCAATGTGGACAAGAAGGAGCCGGACGTGATCGGCAAGGGCACCCGCATCAACGAGTTCATGCGCTGCATTGGAGCAACGATCCTGGCCAGCGGCGAGCCCGGTGGTCAAGTGGTGTGGATACTGCCATGATCGAACAACGCCAGGAATTGAACGTCGGCGACGGCTTGAAGCTCGTCAGCACGATGATGCAGCAACAGCAGTTTGCCGACGCAGCGTGCGTCCTTGAAGCTATTCATCGCGTCGAGCCTCATGACACCGGGCCGTTGCAGCTGCTCGGTGTCTGCTACGCCGAACTGAAGCGGCACCAGGAAGCCATCTTCTGCTTCGACAAGGCGGGAGAAATCCTGCGTGCGGAGCTTATCGCCTGCGCGCTCAACCGCGGCAAGTCGCTTGGCGAGCTTGGCCGCGATGTCGAAGCTCTGGCGATCTACGACAACGTGCTCCACAGCGATCCCAACAATTACATCGCCGTTTACAATCGTGGTCTGCTGCTGATGCAGACCAATCAGTATCTGGCGGCCCGCGCCGAATTGGCGCGCGTGCTCCAGCTGGCTCCAGACTACCATCCGGCCAAGTTCGCTCTCGGCTTCTGCAATCTGGTACTGGGCAACTATCGCGACGGCTTCGGCGGCTATGAGTGGCGGTTGAAGGACCCGATCGTCGAGCCGGACGCGCCGCTGTGGGACGGCACGCAGGACATCAGCGGCAAGACCGTCCTGGTTCATGGCGATCAGGGCCTTGGCGACAACATCATGTTCGCGCGCTACCTGCCGGTATTGGTCGGGCGTGGAGCCTCGGTCCTGGTGTGGGTGCCCGCCGCACTCAAGCCGCTGTTCATCAACATCCCCGGCGTCGGCGTGCTGGCCGATGATCGTGCGGGGTGGCCGCGGCTGGATTACTGGTGCCGGTTCATGAGCCTGGCCTATTGCTGCCGTACCGACAATGAGGACAGCATTCCGCCGCCGCTCAACCCGCAGATCGAGGTCGGACATGGCTGGCGGATGCGGGTCGAGCGCGGCACCGAAGTGCACCCGGGCAATGGCCAGGGCGAGGAAGCTTTCCGCGTCGGCTTGTGCTGGACCGGGAGCCTGCGCAGCAGGTATGACGCCTACCGGTCCGTTCCGCTGGCTGTACTGCTGCCGCTGTGCGCAATTACCGGGGTGAAGCTTTACAGTTTGCAGCTTGGGGTGCGTGACGCCGACCGCGAGGCGCTTAGGGGTTCGCCGATCGTGGACTTCACCGAGCACATCCATGACTTCTCCGACACGGTGCAGCTCATGTCGATGATGGACATGATTGTAACTGTGGATACTTCGGTGGCGCACATGGCCGGTACTCTCAGTGTTCCGACGCTGGTGATGTTATCGGCCTTTCGTGCCTATTGGCTCTGGGTGCAGGGCCGCGAGGACAGCCCGTGGTATCCAAGCGTCCAAGTCATCAAGCAGGCACGGCCTCTCGACTGGTCCGACGTGGTGGGCAAGGTTGCGCTCAAGGTGCGGAAGACAGCTTGGCCGCGGCTGCGCTCGCAGTACGGGGCTGGCTCCCAGGTTTACAGCGGGCACGGCGGCATGCGGCGGGCATTGTTCACCCAGTAGCGCCGTGCATCGATTCGGTCCTTGCTCTTGCATGGTGTGCTTTGGTGGCGAGTGTCGCGGCGGCGGCGATCGTAAATGTCTGCAACGTGATCCTAGACCGAGCGTCCTTGCTGGCATTCTCGACACCTATGGCGGCTTGCGTTTCATCGTTAGTTATCGCGGGTCGCTTAAATACCATGTACGCCACGACGAGCTGCTAATTGTCGTTCCCGGACTCAAGGTTCACGAGCCCATCGCCTGGGGCGATACTCCGTTTGTTGTCGCCCGCATCGAGCTGCAAGTAGACCGCTGGATCAAGCAGCGCTGCATTCCTAACGAACCATTCGCTTATGAAGCCGTCAGGATGTACGGGCTGCGAAAACAGGAGAATCCCCACAGCAAGCGCTCGCTTAATCTTGAACAGATAGCGCAGACGTGACCACCGTCTTTCTCACATCGGCGAGCACGTCGCCTTGGAGTAATCCTGGCGATTGGATCGATGCTGGCTCGCAAATTGAAATGATGGGCTGCGGCGGTAATGGCGCTGCCGGAACCATTGGCAGTACATCATCCAAGCCCGGTCAGTCTGGAGCTGGTGGTGCCTACACCATTCTCACCGCTCCGATTGGTTCTCTGGGGCCGACGACGGCATTTCAGGTTGTTGCGTCAAACACCAGCCCAAGCAGTAACGACGCCAGCGCTACTTATTGGGAGTACGATTCGGTCGGGATCAATTTTTATGAGTCTCAGTGCGGCATGGCTGGCAACGGCCAAAGCGCCAGCGGCTTACCGCAAGGTGGCCTTGGTACAAGCGTTGGCACACCTGCGCCTGTAATCTACACTTTAGCTTACAACGTGAGCGGCGCTGGCGCTCCAATCGGCTCAGCAAGCGCTTCCAATAATGGCGGCTCCGGCGGTGGCGCTGCTGCTGGTCCAAGCGGTAATGGTCAGGGCGGCTCGAAATCGTCCACCAGTTCCAGCGTAGGCGGAACGGGAGGCTCGGGGGCGAACGGCGGTACATCTTCAGCGGGGGTGATTGCAACCACTGCAACCGGAGGTGCAGGCGGCAATGGCACCAGCGGCAGCGGACACGGTAATGGATCGAGTAGCGGGACATCGC